GCCATTCAATCACTTCCTTCCTTTAGCCTTCTGTGCTCGCTTGTAGGCTCTTGACATCTTTGCGAGGTCAAGCATTCCCTTTCGCTTTCCAGACTTAACTCTAATTTGATTCGATTTCTTCCCGATATATTTCTGCCAAGCCGATTTAACAACCTTGCGAGTTTTCTTAACACCAGTAGCAACAATTTCTCCACCTGCCTTCCTTGCTTGTTTACGCGCTTCTCTCTTAGCACCTTCCACAAACAGTTCTCGGAGCTCGTCAAGAGTTCCTTCTACTTTGACCAGACTAACCACCTCAAGCAAGGTTTCCAGTCTGCGTCAAAACAAGCGCCATGTAGTCCTTTGCGGTAGGGGTGACAATGCGTCCCTTAATGCGCAGAGTGTAATCTAGTGTTCCAGTACTGGAAACATTTCTTAGGAATAGTGTCTTAGATACAATCAGAGGTGTAATTGAACTAAATGATTCTTGATGGAACATGCCTAGTGTTGCACTATCGAAAGTTTGACGAGCAACATACAGTGATGCGCGGTCTGCGTGACTAACGAAGTTTGTAAGGTTAGCATCTGCCAATTGGAATCTTGCTTCTACAGCTGATACAGGAAAATCTTCAGTTGGGTCTAAAACTAATGAGACCTCGTGAATCTCAAATGCTTGGTTATCAGCAATGTCGACATAATCCATCATGTCAAGTGCTGTGTTGTCTGCTGATGTGTCTGCTTGTGTTTCGATGAATATCTCGAACTCTTTTGTTACTGCTTTCGCCATGATGGGATGTCCCACAATGAAGACTATAAACTAATGCAATTCCTTATCTTGAACAGGTGGGCTGACGCTAAGGCCAATTCCACCCCGCAGTGGGCCTTTTCGCCGAGGTTTCTTATAGGGGTGGGTGGTCCCGTATCTGAAAGGAGACAACCCCATGAGCCGAAAAACCAAAATTAATGTTCTTTTACCATTCAAAATGGTCGGAGAATTAGAATCAAGAGCTAGAAATAATACTCGTTCAAGTTTTATTGAAAGTGCAATAAGAAATAAACTCGATGGAAAAGAAGCATTTGAAGCTGCAGATATTCCAACCCATCAATTATGGGGGATGCTCCATCATCGTGCTGAAAATAAAGTAAGTAAACAACTTCTGATGATTATTAGGGAGATGATGTTAGAATGATTGTCGAATGTGAGTTCGGACCTGATGTAGAATTATGTGATTGTGAATGCTCACAAGAAATACTTCACACCAATGTCATTCATGAAAAACGAAATCGGTTTTGGATTGAATATACCTTGGTATGTATGGAATGTGAAATGGGATGGATTGAGAAAATATATGTCATTTCAAAAGGCCGAGAAATAGAAATCACTCAACAGCCCACAGGTGAAGAAGAATGAGTGAACCTATTTGGTCCGATATTTTTTCATTGAAAAGACATCCTTGTTCCAAGAGGCATATGTGGACTCGCGGTGGAACAAGACATGTCAATCGTTTAGGTCAAACGATTTGTCAAAGATGTAGAAAGGTGAAAGAAGAATGATATGGAAACTCTATGAATGCCCTCGCTGTTACAATGCAGTTATTTTATGCCGACCATCAAGAGTTCGATGTTCAGTATGCGCCAATGGTGAAGCTAAGCCATGGATGATGATAACGGAGTGGGTTGTATGAAGTGCTTTGTTTGTGGTAAAAAGTGCATTACTAAGTATCATTTGCAAGAGCCGGGAGGAGCCATTATTGCAGTTAGCAAAGTTTGTGAAGCTACAAATGGTTGTGGCTGGGAGTCTTACCCAACAAAGATACCAGAATCAATCTGATTCTAGTTTACTTGCTGCGAACTTTAATCCCGCAGTACTTCCACCAGTAGCAAAAGAGCCTAGTAAGAAAAAGGCATCCATAGCAAACTCCTCTTTAGTATCAGCGCGATAGACAGGCAAGTTAAGGAAGTTTATATCAAACCGATTAAAACTTGAATATCCACCTGAGCGAAACATACCAGGATCAAAATCATCCCTTTGCATATATCCCATTGAAGCATATTCCTCAGGAGAAAATACTCTTTGTTCGACTCTTTGATTTTGATCCTGGGGAATCGAAAAGAATGTCATGAAACTTGTCCGCCTTCAGATATGTTATTCATAGCGTTAGCGATTCTGGTAAGGTATTCTCCTTCAGTATACTTAGGGTCTTTACACAAGAAACGAACACTTACTGCGGGCCAATTAGAACTACTATCACCTTGCTTTGTAAGATTAACCTCTCCATATGAACCTGCAAATGTTTGGTTTCTTTGTATTACTACGCGATAACAATGCAAGTTCGGACCAGTTATTGCCCCCATTGAACCCCATGTTGTGACGCTATCTAAGACTGGCATTCCCATAACGGTGTTATATGGATTAGGACCCGGGCCAAGGGCATCTGATAGTTCGCCATTTGTTTGCGTTGCACCTAAATTAGTGTTGTAAGAATACATTCTCTTTTCTGCGTATATTGTTTGTTCTTGAGTTACTGCCCCAGCCTTACCTGTTACATTTGTTTTTCCAACGGTGGACACACCATTCAATCCCATGTTTCTAAAAACATTATATTCACCAACAGTATTTGCAATGGTAAGTTCATGATTGTTAAGTGGGCGAGAAAGAATAAAAATAAACTCTTCAGTTTGGTCAAAATTGTTGCCATTAACATTGTATCCAAGTGGAACCGGAGATGTTCTTTGAATTGAAGCTTCAACAGGCAGCATAACTTCATTATTGCGAGCCATGAAATCTAAATCTAAACGGACATATTGAATAAAGGAACCTGCGTATAATTCACCAGCCTCTAATACATTTAACACAACGCTTGTACCGCTACCGCCGGAAGTAACTGATGTTGGCACGGTTGAATCAAACTCTCTAAACGCAGAGATTGTTATCTCGCCAAAGTCCAAGTCAATCATTCTCGTATCTTTATCAATAATACGGGCCATTCAATCACTTCCTTCCTTTAGCCTTCTGTGCTCGCTTGTAGGCTCTTGACATCTTTGCGAGGTCAAGCATTCCCTTTCGCTTTCCAGACTTAACTCTAATTTGATTCGATTTCTTCCC